ATTGAAAGGATATTCAGATGCACGAATCGAGATTGATCGGAAGGAGAATGAAGCTAAGATGCAAAACGCTTCAATGGCAGCAGGTCTCTTGAATACAGTATCTAGCCTAGTAGGAAAGAACACGGCAGCAGGAAAGGCTACGGCTATAGCTGCTACTACTATAGATACCTACCTAGGTGCGCAGAAAGCCTATGTTTCTCAGCTAGTTCCAGGTGATCCATCTTCCCCTATTCGTGCTGCTATTGCTGCTGCTATTGCGGTGGCAGGTGGTATCAAGAATGTTAGAGAGATCGCAAAAACAAAAGTACCAGGAGGTGGTGCTGCATCTGCTCCTTCAATTAATGCTTCTGCTCCTGCTTCGGTTCAGCAAGTTCCTACCATAGGAAACAGCCCTATCACGGCACTTGGTGCAGCAATGACTCCTACCCAACCTTTACGGGCTTATGTGGTCGAGAGCGAAGTGACAGGATCTCAGAAGAGGGTGGCAGATATTGAACGCAGAGCAGGATTCTAATACTTACAATTATGGAAAAGAAACTACCCTTGTATGAAATGATGATCGGTGATACTATCGAAGGCGAAGAAGAAGTTGACTTCATAGCCCTAGTAGAATATCCTGCAATTCAAAAGAACTTCCTAGCATTTTCAGCAGACTTCCAAGAAGATTCATATAATGACTACCCACAGAGTGCAAAGGATAATGCCGAAAGGGGTATCCGTTTGAATGAGGCAGTAGGGAATAGATGCGCTACACAGGTGGGGAAAATTCGTGCAACCCAAATCATTGCAGGCGAAAACCTCTCAAGGGAAACGATAAGGAGGACTTATTCCTACCTCAGTAGAGCAGCCGAATATTACAACCCTGAAGATACAGAAGCCTGTGGTACTATTTCGTATTTGCTATGGGGTGGAGAACCAATGCTTAGATGGGCAGAAAGCAAGATGAATCAAGAAGATTTTCGGGCTGTAGGATTTAACAAATTCAACATTGAAAACCAAGAGCAGAGAATCGTTACGGGTGCTTTGATGATTGCGGATCTACCGATCTACAGAAGGGATGAAGATGAGGAGTACTATGTCTCTTTTTCGGCTGCTGAGATCAAGAAGATAGTTCAGCGATTCTTCAAAAAGGGATATCAAAGCAAGGTAAATGTAGAGCATAGCACTCCGGTAGATGGGGTATTCATGTTTGAATCTTTCATCATTGATCGTGAAAAAGGCATCATGCCTCCTAAAGGTTTTGAAGATGTCTCAAATGGCTCATGGTTCGGTAGCTTTAAAGTAGACAATGACAAGATCTGGAATGAAGTAAAGGCAGGTACTTTCAAAGGCTTTTCCGTGGAGGGTCTTTTCCGATATGAGAAGACAAACAAGGTGATAACCCAAGAGGAACAGATCATGCAGCAGATCTTCAAGATTCTATCCCAAATTGAACACTAAAAACAATTTAATATTTATGTATATGAACGCAAAAGACGCACTAGTAGAAATCAAAAAACTACTTTTCTCAGAAGCAGAAAAGCAGGCTGCCTTCGCATTGGTTGAAGGCAAGCTAGTAGATGGCACTATGGTAGCCTACGATCTTGAGGCAGGAGATATTTTCGTGATCGGTGAAGATGGGGCTCAGATCCCTGCACCTGTTGGAGAGCATCAACTAGAATCAGGTGAAGTAGTGGTAGTCCTAGAAGAGGGTAAAATTGCAGAGGTAAAGCAAGCAGAGGCAAAGGTCGAAATTGAGATCGAGGCTGCTGAAGAAATGCCTGTGGAAGAACCTAAGAAGGATGAAGCAATGGCAAAGGTAGAGCAAGCAATGGGTGACCTTGAAAAAAAGGTAGAAGAATTGACTGCAAAGGTTAAGGCAATGGAAGAGAAAGCGGAAGAAGTTAAGGAAGCGGTAAAAATGTCCGCAGTAGTCCTTGAGTCTTTGGCAAAAGAACCAAGTGATAAAGCAATCACAGCACCTAACCAATTTGCAAAACAATTGAAAGTAGAAAAAGTAGACAGGTATAACAGCCTTCAAAGCGCATTTCAAAAATTAAAACAAAAATAAAATGGCACTAGATTTATCAGGATTAACTAACTATGTGAAGGAGAACGAATTGCAGTTGACATCTGCTGCTATCTTCTCTGCAAAAACTGCCTCTTTGATCGAGGCTCTAGGTAATGTTCAAGTGGGTATCAAATCCGCTGAGACTATCAACATCATGACTACCGATGCTGTATTCCAAGCAGGAGGAACTTGTGGTTTCTCTTCTTCCGGAACTACTACTATCACTCAGCGTACGATCACTGTAGGTAAGATCAAGATTCAGGAAAGCATCTGCCCTAAGGCATTTGAAGCTAAGTACACTCAGAAGGCTTTGAGAGAAGGATCTACCTATGACTACATGGCTTATGCTGCTGAGTATTCTGCACAGAAGGTAGAGCGCATTGGTGCTGCTTTGGAAACTGCTATTTGGCAGGGTGACACAGGAAGCCAAAACGCTCAATTGAACAAGTTCATGGGCTTTGGTACTATCATCAATGCTCTTGGCTTTGGTGGTGCAGGTGATCCTATCAACGGAAATACTGCTCAGGTTACTACCTTGACTTCTTCCAATGTTATCGCTGCTGTAGATGCGGTATTCCTTGCCCTTCCTGCTGCCCTTTTGGACAAGACAGATGTGGTTATCTTCTGCGGTAATGATACCTTCAGAGAGTATGTGATTGCCTTGAGAGAAGGAAACTACTTCCACTACCCTGTAGATGCTGCCAACATGGAATTGATCGTTCCAGGTACAAATGTGAAGTTGATCGGTGTAAACGGATTGAACGGAACTGACTACCTAGTAGGTTTGTCTATGTCTAATATGTACCTAGGTACTGACCTTTTAAATGAGCAGGATCGTTTCGAATTGTTCTACGCAAAAGAGGCAGATGAGATGAGATTCGTAGTAGAATTCAAACTAGGTGTACAACTTGCCTTCCCTGACGAAGTAGTGTTCTGGAAGAAGTATGTTGCACCTTAATTCAAAATAACGGGTAGGGGATTCACCCCTACCCTATTTTACTAATCTTAAAAATAAAAATATATGGCTTGCGCATTAACTCAGAACTATACACTCGATTGCAAGGACTCTATTGGAGGTCTTAAAGAGGTGTATTTCGCAGCCGTAGAAGATATTGCATCTTGGACAGGATCAGCAGGCACTTACACAGGAGTGACTATGGATGCAGGTAAATACTTCTGGAAGTACGAACTAGTTAAAGAAAGTTCAAACTTTGCAGAGGCAGTAAATACCAATGTTCAGAATGGCACAGTTTTCTACGCTCAAACTTTGGAGATCATCCTTAACAAATTGCAAGTAAACACTCGTAACGAGATCCTTTTGCTTGCTAAAAATAGACTTGTTGCCTTGGTAAAAGACAACAACGATAAGATGTGGGCACTTGGTGAGGTGAATGGACTTGACTTGACTGGTGGCGGTTCAGGATCAGGTACTGCATTCGGTGATCGAAATGGCTACACCTTGACCTTTACAGGTAATGAAAAGGAACTTGCTCCACTATTTACAGGATCTGTTCCTTTGGACTAAACATTTGGTTTGTTGTTTAGATGTGAAAGCACCCTCAATTTTGGGGGTGTTTTTTTTGTGTACATGATTCAACTTTTTAATATTTATAGTCATGGTGATAATCGAGCAGGGGGCAAATGTCTTCATATACATAGCCCTATTTGATAAAAGAGAAACAAGCAGCAATGCCTACACCTTTTTATTTCAGCATGAAGTAACAAAGGAAGAGGTGACTTTAAACCTAACGGATGTGAGTGATTTCAAAGATCGGTATTCAGAGTTTGCAATTAGCGAAGCCTCTTTCAGTTCTTCAACTGTTGGATTTTGGCGGTACTATGTAACCCAAACGGGAAGCGGTGCTGACATTATCGCTACCGGTAAGATGGAATTGACTGCACCTAATCTTTCTACTACAGGAGTGGTGAGATATCAAGGCTATAATGGTACTTATAAGACCTATACAACAACAGCATGATAAAATTATTCAAGTTTGATCAAGTGCCTTTGCCCGTTTACAAAGAAGTTAAGGGGAAGGAATATATCTACTACGGGGAGAAGAATGACTACCCAAACTACCTACTTCGGATCTACAATAATAGCGCAAAGAATAACGCTATCATCACGGGTAAGGTAGACTACATCTGTGGCAATGGGTGGACTGTAAAGTCTGAAGATGAGATGCAGAAGGCAAAGGCATTTGGCTTGATTGATCGAATCAACACCAAGCAGGAAAGCCTTAACGAATTGACCAAAAAGCTAGTCACAGATCTTTCCATCTTTGGAGGCTACTACCTACAGGTGATATGGACAAAAGGCACGGGTGAGATCGCTGAACTTTACCATGTAGACTATTATAAGGTAAGAACGAATGCAGACAATAGCGAATTCTATGTCTCTGACAATTGGATCAAAAACGATAATGTCAATCCTAGACCTGATTTCGAAACCTATCCTGCATTCGATCCTAATAACACCACAGGCACACAGATCCTATACTTCAAGGAATACAGAGCAGGAGCAAACACCTATTCCCTTCCAGACTACAGAGGTGCAATATCTTACATTGAACTAGATATCTCTATCGGGGAATACCATTTGAACACCATCAACAACGGGATGTTCTCAAGTAAGCTAATCAACTTGAATGGTGGTAAGGTATCCCAAGAGGAAGAGGATCGTATTGAAAGACAATTCAAGGACAAGTTCTCCGGATCAAAGAATGCAGGAAAATTCATGTTGGCATTTAATGATAGCAAGGAGAATGAACCTTCAATAATTGATCTATCCGGAACAGAACTTGATAAGCACTTTGACCTATTAAATAAGACAGTTCAGCAAGAAATCTTCACAGGTCATAAGGTCACTAGCCCTATGCTTTTTGGTGTTAAGACTGAAGGTCAATTAGGTGGCAGAGCAGAAATGAGAGAGGCTTCTGAGTTATTCCAGAACACCTATGTAAACTCAAAGCAGCAAGCCCTAGAGGAAGTCATTAACTACCTTTTGAAGTTCAATGACATTATCGCTGAACTTGAGATCAAGAAAACAGAGCCTATCTCCTTCCAATTCACAGAGCAGATCATCAGCACTAACATGACTCAGGATGAGATCAGAGAGAAGCTAGGACTTGCACCAATTGAGAAGAAGGAAAGCCAAGGATCACAGGACATCATCAACTCTTTGAACAGCCTTTCTCCATTGATTGCTACCAAGGTAGTAGAGAGCATGGATATAAATGAATTGCGCCAATTGATCGGGCTACCTGTACGGACTGAGATCGTGACTCCTGCCAATATTGGAGAAGCACCTGCTGAAACATTCTCTGATCACCTCCACCTTGAGTGCAGTATCTCAGAATACGATGCAGCCATACTTGAAAAGTTTGAAGGGAAAGGTATAGCAAAGGATAAATTCAAAGTGATTGAAAGCACAAAGATGCACTTCTCTTCAATGGATGACTTTATCAAGCAGGATCTATTTGCTGAGTACCTATTGAATGAAGTACAAAAGAAGATTGTAAATCAGATTCAAAGGAATGAAAACATCACGATCCCACAACTTGCTAAAATAGTAGGGATAGATGAAGCCTCTGTGATCTCAAGAATCAATACTTTGATTGATGACCAGGTACTAGTTGAGAAGATCAGCCGTGAAGGCTTGATCACTAGATCGGTAACTAGAACAGGAGAGGCAGCTATCAAGAGACTTCAGCCTGTTACTTCTTTTAAGGTACTATATAGCTACGAAGAGAGACCTAATGTGCCTGATGCAAAGAGCGGATCTAGACCTTTGTGCGAAAGGCTATACGGCAGCGGTCTATTCTTTACACGGGAAGAGATTCAAAACATATCCAATCAGCTAGGCTATTCGGTATTTCAATTGTGCGGTGGATGGTACACCAATCCAAACACAGGAAGAAGAACTCCTTTCTGTAGACATGAGTGGAAAAGAAATGTAGTAGTAGAAAAAACATCACGATGAGCGCAAATGTATTGATGATATCGGAGCAGTCCTTCAAGGACTTCACAGTAGCTTCCGCAAATATTGACCTGAAGAATGTCACTCAGGTGATCAAGATGACTCAGGATAGGTACATCCATCCTATCTGTGGTACTGCGCTCTATGATAAGATTCTTCAACTCATTGCAGCAGGTACTATAGGTCAAGGAGGGAATGCAGTCTATAAGACATTCCTAGATAGCTACCTTACAGATACCTTATTCAATTATGTGCTTGGTGAATTGCCAATGGCGATGCAGTACAAGTTCGTCAATAAGGGGGTAGTAAAGCGGAAGTCTGAAAACATCACAGAACCTACCTTCGCAGAATTGCAGAGCATCAGCCAATACTACAAGGGATATGCCGAATGGTATGCTGAACGGGCTATCAATTACCTATGCGCTAACTCTGAGCAATATCCGGAGTACTTGAATCCAGGTAGCGATGTCACTACTATCCAACCTGTAAGCAATCAGTACAAGGTAGCTATCAATTTGGGCAGAGGTGACTATGAAGATCACAGACCTTATAGCGAAAGATACCAAGGGAACAGATACAAAAAACCATTCTAAAAATGGCTTATTCCAAGAACGAAAAAAAGCTAAAAGAATTTCTCTCAAAACAAGATGACATTAGTAGACCTAGTCAAAAAGCTAAAAGCAATCCAAGAAGCACACCCAATGCTTCGAACCTTCGGAGAGGGTGACATCTACGATTATGTAGATAATGGCGGAGAGATTCAATATCCTGTACTTTGGACAGTTGTAAGACCATCTGTGTACAGCGGTACTACTATGCGCTATGATCTAGTGCTTCTCTTTGCGGATCTACTAACGGAAGACAAGAGCAACAGACTACAAATCCAAAGTGATCAGATGCTTGTGGCTTTGGATGTATTAGCCAAATTAAAACTTGACAATGACTACACCTTTAATACTGCGCCTAATGCTTCTGTGGAATTCTTTCAAGAACGCTTTGATGATTTCACAGCCGGTGTATCTATCGCTATACAGGTTACTGCTCCAATGCCTTTGAATCTATGTGTAATTCCAACCGAAGCCTAAATGAATATCTTGAAAAGTGATGGACTAGGAGTTCCTTCTACATTGGTAGCCATCTTTGCAAATGTATCTCAGGTGATTGGGATAGGGTTTATAAATATGTTTTTCACATGGATCATTTCTATACTATCAATTATCTATTTGATCTACAAAATAAAGAACGAAAAAGGCAAATTTGATTCAAACAAAAATGAAGAAGGGAACTAGCGTACAAAAGGTTTCCTCATTTGGGAAGCGCAGAAATGGGAAGGCAAAGAAAGCCTATTCCAAAAGTTTAAATAAACCTAAAAAATACAGAGGGCAAGGAAGATGAAAAAACTATTCGATTGGCTAAAGGGATTTCTTAGCGAAAATGGAGAAGCATCTAGTAAAAGATTTGTAGGTGTATTCTCAGCGATTGCTTTGTCCTACACTTTGTACGCAAATCACGATGCTGTGAATGAGCCTTCAGAGGCTTTGGTATATTCGGTAGCTGCTTTGTCTGCTGCTGCCTTGGGGATTAGTGCAGCCGAAAAAATATTCAAAAACCCAACTAAAAAAGAAGAAAATGACTGAAGACAAAAAAGAGATTAAGGCAAATCCTCTGCCTATTAGCTTTGCCGAATTTGCAAAAGAGCCTGTAAAAGGGATGCTTTTCCTTGTGATTATTGCAATCGGTTACTTGTACATTGACGGCAAGATTAATTACACTTCGCAAATCGAAAAGCAAGGCTTGAAAATTGATGCATTGGAATTGAAGATGGATAACGCAACTATGAATTTGAAGAGATCTGATTCTTTGTTGTCTGCATCCCTTGCTAAGTTAACCACCTTGCAGGAACTAGGCAAAATCAAATAACGATGAGATATCTACCTTTTGTATTCCTACTCCTTTTCGCATCTTGCGGTAAAGAACAAGTTTTGGAAGAAGTCCAAGAGACTGATAG